TAGCCATATCCTCAAAGTCCTGTCCCTTTACTGGCAGAATTGAGCCTAAGCTATCTTGGACTTCCCAGCGTTCGATAGTGTTGCCATTAGGACTTGTATAGACTTCTAGCTTCTCGTGAACTATTGTGTATACTTCACCAGCGAACCAATCGTTCATAGACTCAGCGCAACACTTTAGGTCTACTCTGTCATCAGGGTCTGAGTAGATGATAACCTCAGCCCAGTCCCCTTGTGAGTGTCCCCTGAGCGAGGCATAGTGATAGTTTAGCCCTGCTAGATTCATATATAGCTCTATCGCTCGCTTCTTGCGTTCTCTCCAGTCAGTTCTAAAGCCTGACTTTAGATTCCTAAGTAGCCTGTCAAGGTCTTTAGTTCGCTCGCCTTGCTGTATCGGGTGAAAATTCCTTGCTATGTCTATTGTGTATACTCCGACTTCCTCGCCAATAATCCACTCTAGGTCATACTGGTCTGTGTCATAGTATAGGTTGATTCTGTCTGTCGGTGTGAACTCAAAAGGGTCTACGCCTGTTTCTATCATAACTATCTCCTTTAGTTGTGTGTTGTGTTATTCTATCATACTTCTAGCGGATTGTCAAGCTTGGCAACCCACCATTCGGAATTGAAACCTATTGTGCTGTCTGCCCACTCTTGAGCTTCCTCGAATGATTCGAATGTGCCGTAGTAAGAGAACCCGTCAAAGGGATTTCCTGCTAAGACTATGAACTTGTCTGTCATCTGCTACTCCCTAATAGTTGTTTACGCTTGCGTGCCTGTTTGATTGTAATGGTGCGAACTTTCGCTAGTGGTGTTCGCTTGCTGTCGGGTCTAGGCATTATCCTGTTCCTCCTTTATCTCGGAGAAAGCTTTGTCTGCCAGTTGGTAGTAGTAATTGAATAGGTCATAGCCCATCAGGGTAAAGATACTTGTGACCTCATTTATGCCAAAGTCGTGCCAAGTGTCTGTGTATTCTAGCGGTAGTTCCTGCCACTCGCTTATAATCTCATTGTAATATACAGGAACATAGCCTTCTGCTATCTGGTGTATATCGTCCTCGGTGATAGTGTCCCACTCGCTTAGAATTTCCTGCTTGATATATTCGTAAGTTTCTAGTGCCATTTGATTCTCTCCTTGTTTGTGTTTGGTGTGAGCAGTTTATCACAACTTGCTCAGGTTGTCAAATCCTAGCCTCGTCTTTCGACAACCCTGACTGTGCCCACGTCCCAAGAGATAAACTCTCTATCTTCTGCGAACGTGTTGCCCTCGTCTAGTTCTGCCCTGACGATTTTCTTGGCTTCCTCAATCGTGGTAGCTTCGTCAATCTCAATCTCGAAAGTATCTACCATTTGGAACTGGACTTTGTATACTGGCATTTGTTTCTCCTTTGTTGTTGTATCTGTATTATACTCTAGTATCCCGCATTTGTCAAGATGTCTAGTATCGTGTCTACTTGCTCATCTGTTAGGTTGTCAATCCCGTCTTGGTCCAACAATCCGTCTGGTGTCCAAATTTCCATTTGTTTCTCCTTTGTTTGTTGTGGCAATTATAGCATAGATTCCTGCCGTTGTCAAGCCCTGTTATCAAATTGTTATAATCTGAAACGGGCACCAAATCTATTCTACCAGAAAATCTTGGTCTTGTCAAGTCTTGTTATCAAATTGTTATAATTGTGTTATGGGCAGTTTATACACTTGCCCAGGTGTTGTGGCTTAGCTCATTGAGAGCATAATCTCCGCATAGTTCTTGATGTTCGGAATGTAGGCAGGGTTTAGGCCCACTGTTTCGCCTTCCTCGTTTACTCCACCAGTGATAAAGGCAGGGCCGTTGATTGGCGTGTTAGCAATTCCAGACGCTAGGGCATTGTAGTCATCACGATACAATCCTTCTTCGTTTACCCATAGTGTCATATCCTCCTGTAAGTCTACTGGCTCTATAAGCCCTTCGACTATGCTCTGCATTGACTCTAATGAACCATCAATCTGCTTTGCTTCTACTGTGCCGTCTACATTGATAATTGCTACTAGCATTATTCTCCTTTGTTTGGTGTAGTCATTATAGCATAAGTTGGGCAGTTTTACAAGTTGCCCAGCTTGGTGTTTTATAGAAACTCGAACGGGTCTGTGTCTCCAAAGTAGTCCTCAAAGTCCTGATAGTTTCCGTCTATCAAGATGTCTTCTAGGTCTGAATAAACATTACCTCCTAGACCTTCTTTATTCATCTCTAATCTCTCGTAGATGTCAACAGCGATTGGGTTGGTGTTTTCCATTGTTATCTCCTTAGGTTGGGTGTTGCTGTGTGTATCTTATCATAGTTCTAGCCCAGTAGCAAGTTGATTAGCAACTGTGCCACGAACATTGGTAGAACCCCTGTAATCGTTAGCACGAATAGCGTCCCTTGTATCTTCTCCATTGTGTATCCCTTCTGTGTGTGTTGCGTGCCAGCTAGGGACTTGAACCCTAGTGTCTGCCAGTCTGGCTGTGGTGCTAGTTTAGTATACCCCACGCACGCTTGATTAGATTCTGCTGGCGTGAGGTAGTTTGACTATACTTGACTGGACTAACCCAGCGTGGCCCGCCACCTTCTTCTAGGGTAGCAATTAGAGTGTTATAACTGATTACCCTGTAAGTGTTGCCCTCCCAGTATCCCTTTAGGCTGTTGCCTGTAAAGGGTTGACGGTTGGCTAACTTGGTTTCAATAGTCTTGTAGCTGTCCATAGTATCTCCTTAGTTAGTTAGTTGGTTGGGCAGTTTAGAGAGTTGCCCAGCTCTTGGTGCTTAGTTGCCTCGGTAGTAGCTTATTGTTAGCTCGTCCCTCTGGTCTTGTATTACTTGTTCAGCGTATCGGTCAGCCTCACGCTCACAGCACTCATCACAGCAACCGCCTTCAGCCTCCCAGTCTTGGGTGTTGCTCTTGGTTAGTGTTGCTTCGCATAGCCAGCAGTCCCAGCCCAACATTAGATAGCCCGCTTGCTTGTGGTGTTGCCTTCGGTGTCGTAAGGCTCAAACTCTATCACTTCGACACTATCGCCAAATACTAAGCGAATAGTTTCGTTGATGTTGAACCTCTCCTCGGTGTTGCTTTGCTCTGTCCTAATGTCTAGGACTTCTTGGAACTCATTGTAATCGAACACTTGTTCGACTCCTTTCTACCTGGTTGGGATTTCCAACTAATCTAAAGCTAGCACACGCCAGACCAAAAAAACACCAAAACGCAAAAGATTTTTGTATCAAACAAATCATTTTATCCGCCTATTTACTGGGAATTACGGGTCGGGACAACCGTACCCATTTTCTAACCATTTCCAAACTTTTTGACTTCTTAGCTACAATAACTCTATATGCTAAGATAGCACTATGTCAGAATTAATCGTAAGTATAGAAGGCTACGGGTCATACACCCTGAGCTTAGATTTGCACGACCCAGGGGAAACCGAAGTCTGGTCAGCAACCTTTTCAGAGCAAGATGCCACAGACCAGTGGACCGTGTTCTTCGAGATGGATGAAGGTGACTACGAGGTCTGGGACCTGATTGATGTAGCTATCGAAACATATCGAGACGAATACACGCCTGACCAAAACCAAGACTAAAAATTTTTCTCGCACATTTTTAAAAACTAAGGAGCATCATGGCAAGAGGACTAACTGACCCACTGGAGCCAGAAGAGCCAGAACAGCAAGGCCCAACTAACGATGATATCTTCAAGTTTATGGACCAGCTTGCACTTCACGTCAGAGATATTGACACAAGACTTAGCACCCTTGAGAAAAACATCTTCAACGCACTTAATCTAAACAAAGAAGACAAAGACTGGAAGAAAGGTCTCTAACCTGTGCCAAGAGAAGTAGCTCTACTGGATGAAATGCTAATCAAAGCTGCAGCAGGTGGTAAATCTGGCGCAGAGATGGAAAGACTAACTGGCATACCTGCAGCACAGGCCGTTGTGCACGTAAAGCAAATACTTTCAACCCGTGACATCTGGACTGAACAAGAACAGCGCCAGTTGCTACTTACAGAGCTACACGAACTAAAAGAGTCCCTTGCCCCACATGCCATACAAGCTGGAGACCCAGAATCTGCTAGGCTACTACTAAAGACTTTAGAGACAATCGGTAAGCGACTAGATAGCCAGCAAAGTGTTCTGGATGAGAACATGATTAAGCTAAGTCATTTCCAGGAGAAGGTTTTGCTAAGGGCGATGGATACCGCTTTGAACTTTGCCAAAGAGCAACTACAAGAACGCTACCCAGATATTACAAGAAGCGAACTAGAGGCTTTGGTTGCAGATGGTTTACAAAAAGCTAAGTACGAGATAATGGAAGATGAGAACTAATGAGCGTTTCAGAGACCTGCTCTTGTGGAGCATCTTTCAGTGCTGAGCGAAATGATGAGCTTAAGCTAATAAACGCTTGGCGCACAACTCACAAGTGCTCTTACCCAAGGGGTGGGGATTTGGCTATTGTTGATTCTGCACAAAGCTCTATTGCTGAGGATTTTAGAATTCCAGAATTACACATAGGTTTTAGACCTTCTGAAGATGACGGAGATGACGATGATAGACTCCGTAATAGATAATGTAATTTCTGATTTAAGAAAACGTTCCAGAAAAGCCGAATACCTAACAGATGTTACTTTGTGGGCTAAAGAAGTTCTAGGTAAGACCCTTTGGTCCAAACAGCGTGAGATTGCAGACAGCGTTGTCACAAACTCTCACACCGCAGTAGTTTCCTGCAACGGTGCTGGTAAATCTGGACTTGCAGGAATCCTAGCAGTCTGGTGGGTTGCAGTTCACGACCCAGAAGATGTTGCTGTGATTTGCTCGGCACCAACCTACATTCAGATTGCCAGAGTGCTGTTCCGTGAGATTCAAGATAATTTTAAACTAGCTGCAGCGCATGGCGAGAAACTTCCAGGGTATATTACTCAGTCGCAGGAGTGGAAGCTAGATGATGGAACAGTTATGGTCTGGGGTAGAAGACCTGCAGATAAAGATATTGTTTCTGCCTTCCAAGGTATCCACAGAAGATACGTTATGGTTATTCTGGACGAAGCTGGTGGTATTCCAGAGGATTTATATACCGCAACTGAAGCTGTTACCAACACAGAGGGCGCTAGGGTTCTAGCAATTGGAAACCCTGACTCCAGAGGTACTCCGTTTCACAGAATCTTTAGAGAAGACCCAACTTGGAACAAGATTAAGATTTCAGCATTTGACACACCTAACTTTACAAACGAAGATGTTCCAGATGCACTAAGACCACTTCTGATTCAGCGAGCTTGGGTAGAGCGTCAGAAAATTTCCTGGGGAGAAGAATCCGCTAGATACAAATCTAAGATTCTAGCCGAGTTCCCAGATGAAGCAGATAACACATTCTTTTCACAAGCTGCCATTGATAAAGCCATTGATACCGAAATTGATGATGATGCAAACCTACCTGCTGTGCTCGGCGTTGACCTTGCACGATTCGGTGAGGATGATTCTGTGGTTTATATAAACCGTGGTGGTAGATGTCGCAAGCTTGATAGCTGGTCCAAGGCAACTGCAATTGAATCTGCTAACAGGGTGCACAGGTTGGCAATCGAACATGGCGTTGAGGAGATTCGAGTTGACGCCGCAGGTTTGGGTGGTCCTGTGGTAGACTTGCTAGCTAACCTAGCCAACGGAAAATACCTAGTCATCTCAATGCTTGGTTCTGCAGCAAGCAATGACCGCACAAGGTGGCTAAACGCCCGTGCTCAGAGCTTTGATAGCCTCAGAGAACAAATGCTAAATGGCACTTTAGATATTGACCCAGATGACAAGGTGCTTTTAGAAGAAATATTAATGATTCACTATAAATTTTCATCTAGGGGTGCTATTCAAATTGAATCTAAGGATGATATGCGCTCAAGAGGCGTGAAATCCCCCGACAGCCTCGATGCCTTGGTTTATGCAACCGCAGACCTAAGCAAAGTGATTGATAACCCATACAAAGATAAGAAAGCTGGTGACTTAGTGACCTTTGACTATAATGTTTTGGACTCTAAGTATCCTTTTTACAGTGACTGGGTGTGGTAAAATGTATTACAACAAGTTTATTCAACTTTTAGGATGTTTTTAATGGATATTTCCAAGTTTTCAGAACAAATTAGCTCGACTATGGCAGAGAATGAAATCCTCCGTGAGAGCTATGCGGCTATGGCGAGCGCATTACTATCACTCGATGATGATGGCTGGAGGGATATCAGCACTTCTGTTACAGAAGATGGTTTTGCCCTTATTGACATCAAACGAGCCGCTAAGAAGATTAGAGAGACCTCAGAAGGTAATCCACTGCTAAAAAGAGGCGCTGGGCTAAGAACTTCTTATATTTTTGGTCGTGGCATCCACTTTAACCAACAGCCACCAAGAATTAAAAGATTGATGGAGACCATGCAGAACCAAGACGTTCTGTTCTCTCCAGAAGCTCAGGTCATCAACGAGCGTAGCCATTTCACAGATGGACAGTTCTTTGTGCTTGGAAATGTCGAAACAAAAAGCTTCCAGAGGATTCCTTTTGACGAAATCAGCGGTGTAGTTACTAACCCAGATGACAACGAAGAGATTTGGTACTACAGACGCACTTGGACTCGCAAAGTTCACGACCTAAACAACGTAACAAACAAAGAAAGCAAGATTCTAAACGTTTGGTATCCTGCTGACACTTACACTGCAACTCGTTTTGCTTCTAGGATTCAGAACCAGCCAGTTGACCCAAACTTTAAAATGTTTGCATCTCGTGTGAACCGCCGTGCTGGAAAGATTTGGGGAGTCCCAGATGCTTTCCCAGCTTTGCCGTGGGCACACGCATACAACGAGTATCTAAAAGATGGCTCACGTATGCTTAAGGCTCTTTCGATGTTTGCTTGGCAACTAAAGTCAAAGACCAGAGCTGGTGCTTCGAACGCTGCTGCAGCTATTGCTAATCCAACTGTTGCGGGTTCTACCGCTGTGCTTGGTCAGGACATGGAGCTATCTTCAATGCCACGTTCAGGTGGGGGAATTGACCTAACCGATGGAAGACCACTTGGCTCTATGGTTGCAAGTGCTTTGGAAGTTTCCGTTGTTGCCTTGCTTTCTGACCCAGGAACTTCTGGGGCTTACGGAACCGCACAGACACTTGATGTTCCAACTGTGAAGGCTATGGAGGCACGTCAGCACGTTTGGACGATGTTCTACAAAAGAATTATGGATTTTATG